GTGGAGCTATACAATGAAATTTAATTATAAGACTGAGCCGTATGCGCATCAGCATGAGGCGTTGGTAAAAGGTCACGAGCGCACAAGTTATGCGTACTTCATGGAGATGGGTTGTGGAAAATCCAAGGTACTTCTCGACAACATCGTCTGGCTATATGAGCAGGGTAAAATCGACACTGCCGTTATCGTCGCTCCGAAGGGGGTGTACCGTAACTGGGAGATTAGCGAAATACCGGCTCATTTCCCAGACAACATTCAGTGTGAGATATATGTATGGAGTGCGAGTCCAAACAAGAAGCAGGCCGAAAGACTTAAAGATGGCATGCAGAAGCGTGGTGTCTTGCGCATCTTTCTGGCGAACGTGGAAGGTTTCGCATCAATTAAGTTGCCGAAATTCGTGGGCGCATTCACAAAGAACAGCACATTCCTTCTTGCTGTCGATGAGTCAACTACAATCAAGAACCCCAAGGCCAAGAGAACGAAGGCTCTGGTCAAGCTTTCTCAGGACGCCACATACAAGCGCATACTTACGGGGTCACCTGTTACAAAGTCACCGCTAGATCTGTACGCACAATGTGGGTTCATGGATAAGAAGCTGTTGGGGCATGACTCTTACTATTCTTTCCAAGGTAGGTTTGCAATTACTCGAACCCAGCGCATGGGCGCCCATTCATTCCAGCAGATAGTCGGGTACAAGAACCTAGAGGAACTGTCTGACAAGCTACGGACATTCTCTTATCGGGTGACCAAAGAGGAAGCACTGGATCTGCCGGACAAGATATACACTACCAGAAATGTCGGGCTAACCGAACAACAGCTAGAGTATTATGCGTCCATCAAGTCTGCCGCAGTGGCGATCCTAGAGGACGGTGGCTTGGTCACCGCACCAGCGGCTATGACACAGCTACTCAGACTTCAACAGGTGCTGTGTGGTCATGTAATGACCGATGACGGTGAGATGGTTGAGGTGCCTACCAAGCGGCTACAGTCGATGGTTGATTGCATAGATGAGATGACAGGCAAGGTTATTATCTGGTCGCGCTTTCGCTACGACATTAAGAAGATCACGGAGACCTTGAAGAAGATCCACGGTTCGAGTTCCACGGTCAGTTATTTCGGGGACACGAGTGAGCAGGATCGTATTGATGCGGTGCAGTCATTCCAGCATGGGGATGCTAGGTTCTTTGTAGCTAACCCGCAGACCGCAGGGTATGGCCTTACGTTAACGGCGGCAACGAACGTGATCTATTATGCCAACGACTTTAATCTTGAGACTCGGGTTCAGTCTGAGGATCGTGCTCACCGGATTGGTCAGAAGCATTCGGTTCTGTATGTAGATCTAATGACCAAGAATACGGTGGATGAGCACATTGTGAAAACTTTGCAGGGGAAGATTGAGTTGTCTGCTCAGACTCTTGGCGAACAAGTGAAGAAATGGTTGGAACTTTCCCCCCGCCGAAGTGACGATTAGATGCGTTTTGTTTTGCTAACCTATGCCCAGTCTTTTGATACACGGATTTTGGCGACTCTAGCTGATGCGGGTATAAGGCACACTGACCTGTCTCGAGGTCAACATATAACAACCGGACACCCAGCTTCTGCTGTGGTTCTTTAAGGAGACGAGAAATGATTGAGCCATTTTTCCTACGGCCAACAGTTTTAACATCGAAGCACAGAAGTTCCCCGGTCGGAGAAAGTGCAATCAAATCTATAGGGCCTTGCTCGACGAACGGCTGGTACACATAGCAGTTTTGGGACAGCAACCAGTCGGCGGCAATCAGTTCGGATCTTTTACCGTCTCTAATTCTTCCATCTGGTCTCATTTAGTACTTGACCCTCTAGGTTAATCCCAGTAGATTCTACTGAGCAAATGGTTTTTATACAAGGAGAAATAATGGATAGCGCGAAATGGAAGTCAATAGCTGTGTCTATTGATATTTACACAATACTTCGTCAGTTAGCTGAGAAGAATGACCGGAGTGTTAGCAAGCAGGTGGCGCACATGGTTAAACAGATCACAGAAAAGGAAGCGGCATAATGAAAAAACTCTTGGCATTTATTCTAGTCTTTGCCTTCGCTGGCACAGTACAAGCTGGCGTTCGTTGTACAACAGATGCGTGGGGGAATACCACATGCTATGGAACAGGTGACGACTCTGGGTATAGTTCGCGTACGACAACCGATGCATGGGGCAACACGAACACCACTGACAATCGTGGTAATCGTGTGCGTTGCACAACTGATGCATGGGGTAATGTGACTTGTAACTAAAGGAAATAGTGCTGGAATGGGTAACCTCTGAACGCCAGCACTAGGGGATGCATTATTGATCGAAATATGCATCCCCACACTTGGGAATTTAAGGGGTTTATTTCCCTAGTTAGAATATGATACAACCCCGTTCACTGCCGAAGGGCAAAAACTTTGTACGATAAGGAGATGTACGATGAGCGATGTGTTTTCGCTATTTGAAGAAGAGGCTGTCAACGCCGACAAGTTTGACGAAGTGAATAAGGAAGGTGCTAGTAATCTTTCTAACCTGATCCGTAGGTCTATTCAGATCGACGAAGAGATTCAGAATGCTGAACAGTATTTAAAAGATCTCAAGTTCAAAAAAAGAAAGGTGAACGAGGAAGACATACCTATGCTCATGAATGAGATGGGTATGGATAGTGTAAGTGTCGATGGCCACAGGGTCAGCGTCCGTCAGTTCGTTCACGCCCGTATCTCTGATGATAAGCGCGAAGAGGCGTTCGCCTTTCTGCGTTCAATTGGTGAGGCAGACATCATCAAGAACGATGTCACTGTGTCATTCAAAGCAGGTGAGGACAACATGGTAGGTGCTGTCATAGAAGATCTTCGGGGTCAGTATGGCCTTGAACCTTCTCAGAAGACACACGTCCATCCTTCTACTTTGAAGGCGTGGGTAAAGAATCGCGTTGAAAGCGGCAAAGAACTAGACTTCGACACGTTCGGAGTATTTGTAGGCAATGAAGCCAAGATCACAAGGAGTTAGACATGGCTGATACAGCAGTAGCAGAAAAGAAAGAAACACTTCCATCAACACTTATGGCCGACATGGCAGTGTTTGCTGGCGAAGGTATGGATAGCATTGGTACAGAGGACATGCAGATCCCGTTCCTGCGGGTATTGCAAGCCCTGTCGCCGGAGATCCAGAAGAATGACCCTAAGTTTATTAAGGGTGCATCGGCTGGTGACTTGGTCAACACAGTGACAGGTCAGACATGGGACGGTGACGAGGGTGTGATTGTTATCCCTTGCGGCTATGCCGTGAAGTATCTTGAGTTTGGGTTGCGTGAATCCGGCGGTGGGTTCCAAGGTGAACTACCAGCTAACCACCCAGACATTGCCAACACCACCCGTGATGGTGCGGCAGAGATTCTGCCATCAGGAAATGAGTTGGTGCGTTCAGCGCAACATCTTGTCATGATCGTAGATCCAAAGTCTGGTGCTACCCAGCAAGCAATCTGTGACATGAAAAAGACACAGTTGAAAGTGTCTAAGCGTTGGAACACACAGATGCGCATGGTTCAGTATGAAGGTCCTAACGGTTTGTTTAACCCACCTATGTGGGGTACAGCATGGCGTTTGACTGCGGTGACTGAGAGCAATGATCGTGGTACGTGGTATACCTTCGCGGTAACTCGTGTTGAACCAACGGAGATCCCAGGTTCGGCGTTCGAGGCCGCACGTTCTTTCTTCCAGTCATTCACATCCGGCGAGGTAAAGACCCAAGCTGGTACGTCTGATGAGATGCAGAACACAACATCTAGTCAACAGGATACCGACGACATCCCGTTCTAGCCAGTTTGAGGGGCGCGTTTTTTTCGTGCCGATTTTTTCGCGCCCCTCAATCCACCTTTAGGCTAGATGGAGATATCAATGGATCAAGCCACAAGGTTCATGGCGGCGTTTAACGGCTTCGATGGCGCACATGGACAGACACAAATATCAGAAGAACGCAGAGCCGGGAAACAAAAAGCTAAGTCATTCATTGTAAGACAACCTCTTACGATTGAGTTAGTTCAAGGTCACCTTTCGGGAAAGAAGGGTGTTGGTTCTATACCTATTAAAGCAGACAACAAGTGTAGCTTCGGCGCGCTGGACATTGATCTGTACCCACTGGACTTACCTGCTCTTGATCGTAGACTTCAAGACAATAAGGTTCCTGCTGTGGTGTGTCGGTCAAAGTCTGGCGGGGCACACATATTCTTTTTCTTTTCAGAAGATATCAGTGCTGGTGAGTTCAGGGACAAGGCCGGAGAAATATCCGCGTTCCTTGGGCACGGTGGCTGTGAGATATTCCCCAAGCAAGAGCAGATTCTAGTTGAGCGTGGCGATGTAGGTAACTTCATCAACCTGCCTTATTTTGACCAAGATCAGACAATGCGCTACGCCATCAAAGAAGATGGTGAGGAAGCTACGCTCGATGAGTTCCTTCAGATGGTGAGGGATCGAACCTGCACACCAGATGATTTTGTTAGCCTGACACTTGGCAAGAAGATTGATGAGTTTAATGAGTGGCCACCTTGCATGCAGAGTTTATTCTCTGATGGTGTGCCAGAAGGCACACGTAACACAGTAATGTTCGGTGCTTGTGTAGCTTGTAAGAAAGAGCAACCAGAAACTTGGAAGGCTCGTCTCGAAGAAATCAACACTAAACACGTTGACCCACCGCTTCCTGCTGCGGAAGTTGTGACAGTTCAGCAACAGCATGACAAAAAAGATTATGGTTTCCCCTGTCAGCAGGAGCCGTTCAAGTCTCGTTGCAACAGAACACTGTGTAAGACCCGCAAGTATGGCATTGGCGGGGCAAGCGCAAGCGTTGATGTGACTGGCCTGTGCGTTGTGAAGTCGGAGCCGCCAGTGTGGTTCTGTGACGTTGATGGCAAGCGTGTCGAACTGATTACAGAGGAACTACAAACACCGCAGAAGTTTCAGAAAGCTTGTATGGAACAGATCCGCGTCATGCCACCTATGATGAAGATGGCCGACTGGCAGGATCTTGTTTCAATGATGATGGCTGATATGAGTGAGATCGAAGTTCCGGAAGAACTTACGTATAAAGGTCAGTTCTTGGATCTGGTTGAAGACTACTGTGGTGGCAGGGTGCAAGCGGCTAGCATAGAAGAACTGTCATTGGGTAAGCCGTGGACAGAGGATGGTCTGACTTTCTTCCGCATCGAGTCTTTGATTAAATTCCTACGTAATGCAAAGTTTGACACATACAGCAGGGGGCAGATACAGGAACGTCTGAAAGAAATGAACCCTGATGGCAACGCCAGTGGACAGAAAAATTTTAAAGATTCAAAGGGTCAGTGGAAGAACATACGTGTGTGGCACGTCCCTGAATTTAAGGGTCAGGTTGATGTACCTGACGTTCACATAGAAGATAACGAGGTGCCGTTCTAATGGATTATGTGGCATACTTTTTATGTGACACTTGCGGCCACAAATGGAAAACATACTACAGCCGAGTCAAGATGCTAGAGCATGGCGACATTTGCGAAAATTGTATGGATCGTCCAACAAATCAAAAAAACTTTTTGGGCTACGTTGTTGAGCCATATTTCTACGAAAGGGTAGACTAGTATGGAAACACTTATCTTTGGACCACCGGGCACAGGCAAGACGACCAAGCTACTTGGTATAGTTGATGAGGCACTGAGCAATGGCGTTAACCCCAGCCGGATAGGCTTTGTGTCGTTTAGTAAAAAGGCAGCGACAGAGGCCAAGGACAGGGCGGTGGAGAAGTTTGGCATTGACCCCAAGCATCTAACACATTTTAGAACACTGCACTCACTGGCGTTTCAGTATCTTGGTCTTAGCACCAAGGACGTATTAAAGGGTTCAGACTACAACGAACTAGAGCGTTTGATAGGACTACCGTTTTCTTCCCACGCTTCCCTTCGCGTTGACGACGGGCCTATCTTCACGGGCGGCAAGCAGGGCGACGCTTACCTAAATGTTATTAACCTTGCCCGCGCACGGATGGTTAGCGCCGAGAAACAGTTTCATGAGTCCAATGACTGGCGGTTAAATCTCAACCAGTTAAAGGTGATCAACAATGCATTAGCTAGGTACAAGGACGTCCACGACAAGATGGACTTTGTTGACATGATTGAGCAGTTCATAGCTGGAAACGAAGGACCTGATCTTGATCTTTTGATTGTTGACGAAGCACAGGACTTAGTCCCACTGCAGTGGCGTATGGTAAAAGAGATCCTAGTACCGAGAGCCAAGCGCGTGTATTACGCTGGCGATGATGATCAATGCATCTATTCTTGGATGGGTGTTAGTGTCGAAGAATTTATGAACGCATGTGATGATGTGGTGGTTTTAAATAAATCATACAGACTCCCAAGAGAAGTGTATAACGTCGCGCAACATCTTGTAAAACGTATAGGAATTCGCCAACAAAAAGTCTGGGCACCCAACGATCATGATGGAAGTGTTGAGTACCATTATGATATCATGGACTTGGATCTACGTACTGGTGAGTGGTTGATACTTGGACGAACAAACTTTATCGTTAACAAGCTTGCACAAGACCTCAAAGATCAGGGCTACCTGTTCTGGCGTGAGGGCACCGGATGGTCCATTTCCCCAAACACATTAAAGGCGTTGGAGGTATGGTTACGGCTATGCAGAGGAGAGACATTTACATCCGAGGAAGTAAAAGAGTTTGGCAAGTTTTTGAGAACGGAGAATATAACCCGGGCTGGGAAAAAACTTTTGAACAATTTAGACCCCGAAGAAGTTTATACTCTCGACGACATTATCGAGAAGTGCAATTTACTCGTTACCAAAGAGACACACTGGTCGGACGTAATCAAGGTGTCGGAGAAGGAAGTTCTTTACATATCCTCGGTTCGTCGGAGTGGGGAGAGGATACTTGGGGATGCGAAGCCGAGGATCCGTCTATCGACGATTCACAAAGCCAAAGGTGGCGAGGCGGATAACGTCGCGCTACTAACCGAAACCAGCAGAGCATGTGCCGAAAGTCCAGATCAGGACTCCGAAGTACGTACCTTCTATGTAGGTGCGACGAGGGCACGACACAACCTACACATCATAGAAAACGGATGGGAAAGATTCAGGATATGAAACGAGCAGAGATACTAGAGACAGCTATTGGTTACGTCACGCAAGACAGGGCGGCGGATCACGGTGATATGGAAGACAACTTTGCTACTATCGCGGCGTACTGGGCTATCCATTTGGGTCACCCTGTAACCGCCGCTGATGTAGGTGTGATGATGAACCTGTTAAAAGTTGCTCGTATCAAAAGCAATGCAGGTCACATAGACAATTATGTAGATGGTAGCGGCTACCTGGCTTGCGCTGGTGAACTTTTATCGAAGCCCGAAAGCAATGCATAATGAGCCATCAGTACAATTTTATAGATCATCCCGATCATCGAGAGGAGTATCCGAAGATGAAGGATAAGAACGACGTAGCAGATGCGGAAGAGATGAAAGAATACTCTATCGCTGGTGTTCGAGAAGACTGGTCTCCGCCTCAGTCATTCCCTGATCTAACGGCGTACCCTCGCATAGCCATTGACTTGGAAACGCGAGACCCGAATCTAATGCGGCTAGGTCCCGGCTGGTGCCGAGACGACGGATACGTCATTGGCTACGCTGTGGCGGCTGGTGATTTCATAGGATACTACCCTGTCAGACATGAGGGTGGTGGCAACTTCCCTGAGTCCAAGGTTGTGAACTGGCTGAAGAAGCAGATGGCTACGCCCAAGATCGAAAAGGTTATGCACAATGCAATGTATGATCTTGGCTGGATGCGGTGGGCAGGGATCGAGGTTCAAGGGCCTATTATCGACACTATGATAGCCGCCCCACTTTTAAATGAGAACCGTAGATACTACAACCTGAACTCACTGGCTGGCGAATATCTTGGCGAGTATAAGAACGAGCGTCTGTTGAAACAGGCGGCGGACTACTTCGGCGTCAACCCTAAGTCAGAGATGTGGAAGATGCCGTGTAACTTTGTGGGTCCGTATGCCGAGCAGGATGCGGCGGTAACCCTGAAGCTTTGGGACAGGCTACGTCAAGACATGGTAGCTGATAAGGTCACTGGGATCTTCGACCTTGAAGCTGGGTTACTTCGCCCCCTGTTAGACATGCGTACTAACGGTGTGCGCGTTGACGTAGACAAAGCACAGATCGCGCGCAAGGAATTAAAGAAACGAGAGGCTCAGCTACTTGAAGAAATTAAAGGGGAAACAGGGCACTACATTGAGCCGTGGGTCGCCACATCTATAGCAAAGGCGTTCGATTCCGTTGGGCTGGCGTACAATAGGACAGAGGGCACGGATGCGCCTTCCTTTACAAAACAGTTTCTTTCTAACCACCATCACCCACTGGCGGCAAAGATTGTAAAGCTTCGTGAATTTAACAAAGCCAACACAACATTTATTGAAACCATTCTTGAGCATTCGCATAAAGGTCGTATCCATTGTGAATTTAATCCTCTTCGTTCAGATGATGGCGGCACTGTGACGGGGCGTTTCTCATCGAGCAACCCGAACCTACAACAGATCCCTGCCCGTGATCCAGAGTTAAAGGCTATGATCCGTGGGTTATTTATACCAGAGGAAGGTTGCAAGTGGGGGTCGTTTGACTACGCCTCACAAGAGCCTCGCTGGCTTGCACATTACTGCGCCAGTATAAAGAATCCGCACCCAGCAATCAACGAGGTTGTCGAACTGTATAAGAATGACGACGCAGACTTTCACCAGATGGTAGCAGATCTTGCGGGCATCACTCGTAAGGAAGCTAAGACTGTCAACCTTGGTATTATGTATGGCATGGGCAGGAAGAAGCTTGCTGGTGTCATGGACATAACCGAGGAAGAAGCAAAGGCACTGCTTGCCAATTACCACGAGAAGGTTCCGTTCGTTAAGGGCATTGCTGACATGGCTGCGAAACAAGCAGAGAAGTTCGGTCACATACGCACTATTCTTGGCCGCAAGTGCCGCTTTGATCTATGGGAACCTAAGTCATATGGATACACCAAGCCACTGCCGCTAGAAGCGGCGGCAAAAGAGTATGGTGGAACAGGTAGAATTCGCCCAGCGTTTACATACAAAGCGCTAAATAAATTGATCCAAGGTTCGAGTGCCGACCAAACAAAGAAGGCGATGGTAGACTGCTACGCCGAGGGGTTGATACCGATGCTGACAGTGCATGATGAACTGTGCTTCAATGTCGAAACCTCAGCGCAAGCCGAGCGGATTGTCGAGATCATGGAGACATGTGTTCCTGAACTGAAGGTTCCGTTCAAGGTTGATGCAGAAATGGGCGACAACTGGGGCGAGGTCGGATAAAACTTCGTCTCTCGTCGAGGTGAAGGTACTACCACACGTCGAGTCTAAACGAACTCGACGTGAGGCCGTATTATTATTTAATGATTTCAGTCAGTTGCAAGTAACAGCATCCGGTTAACCAAACGCCTTGCGCGGTTAGGTACCTGTGTGTACCACCTAGAATCGACCATTTCCTCGCTGGCACGTTTGAAATCACGGGCATCGACTGCCGCTTTCATGCCTTTGAACTTTGACAAACGAGGCCGACCCATATTGAACATCATGTTGGCAATGATATGCTGGCACTCTTCTGGCAGTTCGTCGAAATCATCATACAAAACTTTGCACTCGTCAATCGTGATTGCCATGTCAAGCTTGAATAGCTGATTGACACGATCTTGCTCGACCACTGTACCCACAGGTTTGCCATACTCTGGCTCACCTTCGAGGATCAAGTGACCTATGCCCGTTGTTTCCAGACCTAAATGGTCTAAATAAATTTCGTATTTACAGCCTTCATCTTCGGCTATCTCTTTACGTAATACATCTATGTTCATTATGGATTCCTTTGAGCAATCACTAGATTCTTTAATGTATCAACGGGGTTTCCGCTACCCAGAAATGCAGGGTTTGTTCTTGTGCCTGCCTGCGCTGGAGAAGAAGTTCCGAGGTTCGAGGTCGGAGTAACAGGAACCAACAAGCTAGGGTCAAAGCCCTGCGCTGCAGGTTCTGCGCTAGCTGTGGGCGCCGCTTGGCTAGTAGCTGGGGCTACTTGAACTGTTGGTTCTTCAGCAACACCAAACTTACGAGACCGCGCCTCTCTTCTAATTTTTTCAATCTCGGGTCTAGCCTTTGTGTATTGGTCTATCGTTTCGTTGCGACGCATGTTCCCTGTTATAACACTAGTAATTTTAGGGGGTATATACCGACCTTGTAGTATCTCGGTTATTCCGGATACGTTAGCGTTCTTTAATGTTCTTCTGATTTGTCCCGTAGACATACCGATCTTCTTCATGTCTTCTATCAGACTAAACATTTGATTCTGAACACGGAAGGTTGCTTCCTCTGATGCGCGGTATGCGTCAACCAGATCGGAGCTAACTACGTTTCTACGATTAGCTACTGTGTTTATAATGTTCTTTGCATTTTGTCTTGCACGTCCAAACTCAAATCCCTTAAATCTAAGACCCACAGGGGCGTCAATCTTTCGTTCGCCTACACCAGTAATAACCCGTGCTAACTCTTCCGACAAGTCTAGCTCTAGCCCGGCTCTGTCTTTGGGCGAGATATTAAACTTCTCCGACAGTCCTGTGTCGTTTAAGAAGGCGCGAGAAAACCTACTGAGTTCAACTTCACCTGATCTCACATCAATCGGCGAACTGCCCGGCATTACCCCATCAATAACATGAGCAAAACTTTTTGCTAATTTATCTCCGGCGGAATCTTCGGGGTTATAAACTCGAGCACCAGTTATTGTATTACCTGCTCTACCACCTGCTAACTGAGCCAACTGACGGACACCTAAAGTCTCCGATTCAGGATCCAAAACGTCACGTATCTTACCTGTTATAATAGACTCTTCTGTAAACGGGGCAAACAACTCGGCGAAAGGAGCCTGCGCCGCCTCAAAGACTATCTGAGCACTGGGTTTACCTTGTAGTCTACCTTCTTCTGCTTTGTTAAACGCAGCAACAGCTATTTTTTCAAGCAGGTCATATGGGTTTGTATAGCTGTAATTAATGTATGTAGGTAAACCATTTTCATCTCGCCCAGTAGGAATCAAACGTGCGTTACGTTCCCAAGGCATGGCGATAGATCTTTGGTATGCATCTAGCTCATCTTCTGAAACACCACTAACTTCATGCGCATAGTTCTTCAGCGTCATAGGAGCAATGGCGTAGGTTGACATGGCTCCGGTTATACGACGCAATCCTATTTGCCTGATAGCGGCATTGTCACTAGCAAGTTCATCAACCGCACGAGAAATAGTGTTAACACCTGTCCGAAGAATCTCGTATGGGAAAGTGATAAAGTTACCGACAGGTAGTTTACGAAGACCGCGTATGGCCTCTGGGGCTAGGTTATAGTTAGGAACGGTGTTTCTTACAATTCGTGCGGCTTCCTCTTTATATGCTCGGTTTACCATGTCAGAGGTTATTTCCGTACCCTGCTGAACGGGCGCCCCATTGAGTGCTTTGTACTGGTTTTCCAAAGTCTCCGAACGCAAAGCATTACGTAACTTATTTTGCTCAAACTTGTAGTTGTATATTTTCCAAACGTCGTCACCGCCCTGATATAAGTTCTGAGCAACCTTTCCTGTTTTGGATATAAACGAACCAAGTGTGCTATCTGTTAGAGAGGAGCCAAACTTACGACCCACCTTTACCCCATCGACAGTCGCGTCTTCGGTAAAGCCCAGACCTTGTTTGATAAGATCCTGTAGTTCTCGTAACTCTGCTTGCGTTCCTGTAACACCAAGAGCCTGCACTTCCTGTAGTTCTCGTAACGCATCTTCTGGTTTCATATCGAAGATGTCATCCATCACAAGACGAACGGATTCACCGAGGTTGGCGCCTTTACCAACATTACCTTGAGCCAAAGCCATAAGTCCGGCAGAGGTTACGTTACGTATTTGCGTGGTAAAAGACAAAACAGTTTTTGCGTATTGCGCTCCCGACTTTAATCGCAGGAATCCGGAGTATGCTTTTCTTGCGAGGTTACCGGACGTGCCCATGTCATTTATAACCAAGCGGGTCATGTCGTTATACAAAGCGTTAGGAACAGCGAAGCCTTGCAAAGACCCCCATGCAGAGTCCCCCGTGTCATCACCCTTGCCTAAAACTACGTAGTTTTCTAACTCGTCTGGATTCATGAGGCGAAGTTTTTCTG